AGATCGCGCGCAACATTAAAAAATAAATGTATTATCAACACAGGGTCGGAGTTCGCGCAGAACTCGTCGCAGCTGAGCATCTAGTTGACAAAGGGTTTTATGTGTTTCCGGTCTTCGGTTCACGCGGCCCCATTGACCTGATTGCCGTGCGCGTTCGACCATTTAAAATGTATTTCTTGGACGTTAAAACCAAGCGCCAAGGTGATAGCGGTTGGGTTCCCCGCTCTCTCACCTCGGCGCAAAAAAAGTTAGGCGTTCAAATGTGCGTCGTCGATCTTGATAAAAAGCGCGTCAAGATCCTTCCCCGCCGATCAAGGTGATTGAGCCGGCACGCCCATACACCTTATCGATTACGCCTCTAGCCATCAGCTGATCGATGGCCTTTTTGACAGACGGCGCGGTCACGCCGAGTGCCTTTGCTAGATCACGATAGGTTGGGCTGTACCCATGGCGCTCGATAAATGACTTGATCTCAAAATAGTAATCCGTCTGGCGTTTGGTCAGGCCTTGCATGGTAGATCCCCATCTAGGATTTTAATTTGCACCGAGCCGCTGCGTTTGGCTGGCTTAGCCGGCACAGTGTATTCCCTCCGCGGAGCATTGTTCCGCCAGGTTACTCGTGCAAATTTTTCGCCGTTTTCTTGAGCATAAGCGACCTCGTGATTTCCCATTTCGTTCTGTATCTCGACGGTCAAATTTTTTATCAGGTCGTTGCACGCAAGTCTGGTGAGGGTGGCTGCATGCAGCTCGCTGACACGTTCGCTCAACGTATCGTTAAGCGTCAGGTCGAGCTCGGGCTCGCCACGTTCCCAGGTCAGCGCCGCATCGTTTGGCGTTAGTGCCGGGTAGTATTCGATATCGCCAAAATTCCGAAAGTGTTTAAGGCGCCACTCGAAATCTCTCACATCAGCCACGATCTTCGCTTGCTGCGCGTGATCCGGCGCATACAAAAATATGCGCAGCTCGCTTCCCTGGTAGAGCACGCCTATCGCAGCCCATTGATAGCCGGTGCACATCATTAAACCTTGGACTTGAAGCGGGCCGCGTGTGATTGCCGGCTCGAGCTCGGCCAGGTGCCTGGTCGACTTCGCCTCGAGCACGCCTGTGCCGTTGAGCGTGATTTCATCCTGGCCAATGACATAGATGCCACGGCTTGCGTCTGTAGTGAATGTCAGTCCGCACCCATTTGCGCGCCCATCTAGTGATCCCTGGAGCGGCAAGGTCGGATGAACTGACGGCTCGGTAATTTCGATCTCGGCGTCCTCGAGCGCGAGGCGGTCAATCATTTCGTTGAGTATATTGCCCTCGTGTAGATTGCCCCAATGCGCCGGCTCCGATGATGTAAAGCTATCAGGTGCCGTTGCAGATTTGGCGTCGATTGCCGCAATAGATTTGCGCAGCTCATCGTTAGGTGTAGAGTACGAACTTAAACCAGCAAGTGCAGCTAAACGGCTGCAACTCATAACTCTGTCGTCGGTAATTTTTCCAATGTATTTCTTCACCTCACGGCCCTCCGAAGACGATCAGGAGGAAAAGAAGACAGACGAAAATCGAGAGCATCACAACGAACTCAAACGTCCATACAAATATTGACCTTAATCTGTCGACAAAAAACATTCTCTGAAAAAAGTTAACCATTTTTCTCTCCTTGTTTGTGATGTTAATCCCCTTTATGCCGAGCCTGGTGCACAAAGGTGCAAAACTTATATAACAAAGATATTATTTTTTCAATTCCTCCCAACGTTTGATTACATTTTTCACGGAGCTCGGTTGCCATTTGTCTCCACCGCGCGCAGTCTTCTGGCCACGCATCTCCAGGCCTGTCGCGATTTGCTGCAGGGACTCGCAACCATATTGCTGCAGCTGCTCGATCAACGGGCCAACACGCATGGCAAACTTGTCAGCCTTCTTGATCCGGTTGCCGGCCGCCTTCGCTGAGCCAATGTGCGGTGCAGGACTTCCCAAACGCACGCCTTTCGCTTTCGCCTCGGCCAGGCCGACCATTGTGCGCTCACTGCTAAGCTCGGCCTCGTACTCGGCGACGGTCGCCATTAACTGCAGCACCATCTTGCTCTGCGCCGGGTTGTGCATCTGCGGCATGTCGCAAAAAATGACCGGCACCCGGCTCTCGAGCACCTCGCACAAGAACCGCACGTTACGCGTCAGGCGGTCGAGCTTTGCGCTAACCAGCGTCGCGCCCTCGGCCTGGCACAGTTCAAGGGCCGCCTCGAGCTCGGGGCGGTTGCGCATGCGGCCGCTTTCGACCTCGGTGAACTCGGCGATCAACTCCCATTCGCCGCCATTCAAGTGATTGCGCACAATTTTCTGCTGCGCATCGATACTATGACCTTCGTCACCTTGCTCCCGCGTGCTCACGCGGTAATAGGCGACGTACTTACCCATGTGTACTGCCATTTTTGTCTCCTTAATTAATTGCGGCCGTTAGCAATGCGCTGCGTCTCGAAACATTCATTCGCCCAAACGGCGGCTAACATAGCGTCGCGAAGCGTTGAAAACCCGGTGCTTAAGGGATGCGGTAGATCGCCTGCCAAAAATATATTTGTTTCTACGAACATCTTAAGGTCAGGGAAAAATTGGCTACAGATAAACGAGCCGTCGCGGCAGACCTGTATGCCAATGTTCTCGTTTGCCTTCAAAATATATCCGTCATCCTCGTTTCTCTCGTTTTCGGACTTTATGAACGTAAAAAGGCTTTCCAATTCCATTTTTGTCTCCTTAATGGTGACCTCATTTAATGTGATTTTGTTTTTGGGGTCGTTATTCACGCTGCCGCCTCGAACAGCGGCAATCCGATTAGTTCCATCCTGGCCTCGAGCGGCTTACCGCCGGTGATGACGCCGAGCACTGGCTTATCGACCTCGAGGTATGCACCGCTGGCGACGTAGGCGTTGCGTAGTACGCGGTAGATCGCCTGCCATTTGCCCTTGTGGCCGGTGCCCCCTGCCCCATATTTGCGCCCAGCTATCTCCTGTTCTCCGGCCGTGTAATCGATGGCGTGCGCGATCTCGTGGCACAGTACGACCGCCTCGGGCGCTGCCTTGTCGTTGGGATCCCCCACCAGGTCACCGATCTCGGGATCTTTCGCGATGCTGGCGTATTCGCCCCAGACCGCGAGGCCCTCTTTTAATTTGGCCAGGCGTCCGAGCATGCGCGTGCGCTTGGGGCCTTTTGGGGCGTCAATCCACTTTAAAGTTAAAGTCGAAAGCCCTATGAGATAGTCCACCGTATCGTTATCCCGCGGATCTAGCGGCAGAAAGTCCCAATCGTGATTTGCGCAGACGCTTATCATTGGCCTGCCGAGTTCAATGCCTCCCGAGGCGCCGCCGTTACCCTTGCGGATCTTGACCCGCAGCCTCGCCGGCCAATCCGCGTTGACCAGGCCCGCCTCAACGGCGATGTCGCTGATCTCGCGGATCATGGTTTTGACGGGTTTCATGCTATTTGTCTCCCTTTACTATTAGGTTCCTAAAGGTATCCAGGCGTAGTTTCCCGCGGTTGCCTAATGCGTCGCATAAGTGAACCCAGGTGCGCCCAACCTTGCACCAGACAGTGCGCTCACCGCTGCCTATCTTTGTGCATTCGTCTGCCAGGCGAATTGTCACTTTCTCGGCGCCCTTAAAGGTTTTCGATTTTGGCGGGCGTTTAGAGTGTGGCAATTTAGGCATTACCCACCTAACGGATCTGCGGCCGAGACGCGGCCTGGTCACATTGTCCTTTGACCTCACTAGGAACGATGGAATAGGCAATGTTTTCATGCTGTCTCCTTGTTTGTTTTTTCGTGCCTCCCCTTCAAGAGCCTGTGTATCAACTTGGCTTCCTTACCTTTGATCCTGGGGTCTTTTTTAATGGCTTTATCGACCGCTTCCTTGTTGTATTTGACCGTCATGCTGCCTCCTTTCCCTCTGGTTTCCCTATCATGAGCACGGCAAGGCGCACCGTTTCCGATGCGCAAAGCGGTGGTCACTATTCGATCACCCGGGCGTCACAGGCGACCGCCGCATCGACAGCGGCTTTTTTCGTTTTGTATCCGATTTCGTTCCATTTGAACCCGTTGTCTGGGTCAACGGCGAACCACTTGTAGGTGGCGAAGAACTCATCTTTTATGATTTTGACCTTGACCGTCATGCTGCCTCCTTAACCTTAACTACCCGGTTGCTGTATTCCATTAAAGACACCTCAAATGGTACGAACACCTCCAAGCCGACCCTGTTACCTCGCCCTGGCATTACGTCGCCGCCGTCATCTTCGACAATGATCGTGAAAGCCCGGTACATATGCGGCGCAGGCGTCAGGCCTTTTGCGATAACCCGGCCCACCACATACCGATCTGGCCGGTCGCTCATGGGCTCGAAGTCGTAGGCCTTAATTGTGTCGCCGACCTTGGCGACGTTCTCATATTTCAAAGTCATGCTGCCCCCCTTCCCTCTAGCTGTTGTAGAAAACTTTGCAGGGGTAAGTGCCGACAAAGATCATTCCGGAGTCCTTGGCGTAGGCCTCATAGTCGATGTAGGCGACCAGGTTGTCGGGGATCTCCATGCAGTCGGTCATAAATTCCTCAGCCCAATGTGCCGGCGTGTCATATTCGCCGGCGTAGGCCTCGAGCGCCGTATCAATGTCGGCCTTGGCGTCAACGTTCTCGGTGTAGGCCTTCCAGATT